CCAACGGACCGTCCCAGTCCTGTGCCCCGGACCCTAGGAGAGGCCACGGCAAAGATGTCGGCTGTCCGGTCTAGCGGATTCTGGTGCAGGATCCCCAGTACCCCGTGGATGTCCCCATCGACAGTGAGACCATAGACCGTCGAGCGATTGTCTTGAGCCATCCGGTCGATGAACTGGTAGACGATCGATTCCACCAATTCCTGATCCTTGTATTTCCCCAGGTCATCGATGTACATCGCCTTCATCCAGGGCACCGCTGCCTTGGCGACCTCTGGAGACCAGGCGATCAGGCCAATGTTCCCCTCACTCATGTCTAACCGCTCGCTCATGCGGACGCTCTCTTCGAGGCTGGAAGACGCTTGTGACCAACCGAGAACGAGGCCACCGTCCATTGATTCGCCTTTGCCGAATCGGAATATTCCACCGTGATCTCTTCGTCCACCAGATAATGCCCTCCGGTCGTCTCTTCGATCTCGGTGAGGATCTTGCGCTGAAGCTGATTGGACTCCGTCCCCGACAGGCTGGTGGTCATGAACTCGGTGGCGGAATCGGGATCCTCGAGACCCTTCCATATCTTCAGGGTCAAGGTGACGCTAGCTTGCTCAAGGATCGTCTCTAGTACCTGCATTTCGGTGGTCATCCCGTTCGCCACACGAAGAGCCTTCGATCTCCAGATACCGGAGTACGCAGCACCATCGAAATCGGAGCCGGTCAAGTTCTGATAGATCAGCGCCCCCGTCGCACCAGTCGCCTGCCCGCAATAGATCAGCTCGTTCTCATTGGCATCGTGGTGGAGAACCGCGTGCAGGAAGGTCGTCCAGTCGGGATAGAGCATCCACACATCGCGCCTGTAGTCCCAACCGATACCGTAATTAGGTTCGGTATTGGAGTCCTTAGCGAACTGCCAGAAGACCATCCGCTTACTAGGAACATGGACCCCCCAAGAGCGAGAGGCGTACTGGGTGTTGATGTCGTCCAGGACCTCTCGGATCGGATCAGAGACCGGATCAGAGGTGTATCCGTCGTAGATCCTGATGTCCTTCTCGGGCGACAGGAACGCCAGCACGTTGTCTCCCTTATAAGGAATCTGCACCACCGTGTTAGATGAGACGGTCCCCGTCTCCGACTTCGACTTTTCTACCTTGAAAGGATCCGAGTCGTTCGCTAGCGGCTGCACCCCGAACAGGTTGTAGATCCCCCAGCGCTTGAAAACGACCATGGTAGTGAGACGCTGGGTCTCCCCTACCCTCATGAACTCCGGGACTATGCAGGTGATCTCATCGCCATCCTGTGGGTTGAACCTGATGACGTTCAAATCCCACCATGAGGCATGTTCATTGATTCCCGAGTAGTAGAGCGCTGACCGGGCTGCGTCCTTGTTAGCCCCCCATAACCTGCCAGCACCGGCGGCAACGTGGCGCAGCCCGGTCGGCGGTGCATCACCATGACGGTCGAGATCCTCGTTCTTGATCAGATTGGTATCGGTGAGGTCGTAGCTAAAAGTCGTGGTGCTGTTGTCGTCGATGCTGCCAGCGAAGTAGAGAAAGTTGGGGTTGTCCCCTGTAGAGGCCCAGATGATCTTGCCCTGAGTGCCAGCGGGCCCGTTAGTGACCGTGACAGTGATCGCCTTGTCCTTGACCTGGATTGCGGCCGAGAGCGGAGAGGCGATACCGATCGTGTCATCAGCAAGGATGTAGCTATAGCGGAAGAAGTAGTTGCCGCTAGGATTCCCCGCCGATCCCGCGGCCAGCGTAGGCACGGTCGGTTGGGTTCCCCCGACATTGGCGTAGGTGGAGCCGTCGTACTGCTTCATGTTCGCTGATCCGCCAGAGACGAGGTAGAACTTGTCTCCAATACTGGCGGAATGTGGGATCTCGGTCGTATCTAGTCCAGTTCCCAGCGAGGTCTCGGCGCCGGTCGACTCGTTGATCGTGTAGAGCGTGTCGTTAGCGACAGCCAAGAGCAGAGCGGTGATCGAGCCTCCCGATTCGTATCGAAACGATGCGAGGTGCCTGATAGCGAAGGCAGCGAACGCGGACGAGGTGAGCTTGGTATAGCCCTCGAGCTTCTTGACCAGCCCGGCCCGCGGGAAATAGACGTTCTTGGACCCACCGGAAGAATGAATCTCGGATAGAACCTGGGCGGACTCGTCCTGCTTGACTCCCTGCTGGAGCAAATAGTCTTTCCAGCTTAGCGGTGCGGCCATCAGGTTATCCGCCCGAATCCAGTGGTTTTGGTGAGCGTCACGGTCGAACGAATATCGTGCATGCTCTTGAGCTCGTCCGATCGTGGCCCCACCGTTCTCATGAACGAGGGGAAGAGGCGATTGTCGTAGTGGCTCTCGGTTCCCTGCCGAATATCATCGAGGCGAATACCGGAGCGGATCGCAGCGCCGACCGTCAGGATCTCGATGTACCTCTCCCAGAACTGGGGCACATTGGTAGAGGCTGCCACGTCTCCCTTGTCGTACCAGTAATCAATTCTGAGACCGGTAGAATTGACCTCGGCGGTAACTGGCGTGGGCCTGATATCCATGTGGAAAGACCGGAGAGCGAAGTACATCTCGTTGGCCCCGTAGGTCTTGGTATCAGCGTCCCAGATGCGCAGCGTGTCCCGGTCTCGTTCGGAGCAGACTTTGTAGTCGCCATCGGTGTTCTTTCGAGAGAGCAGATCGATCGACACGAAATCGGTGGGCAGCGCGTAGAGTGACTGGTCCGCTACTGTGGCAGCGGTGGCGGAGGTCAGAGCGATATTGCTACTCCTGATCCGACCCTCATTCATCAGGTGCCTACGCTCATCGTTGATCCAGCGCAGAATCCTGGTGTCGTGGCTCGAGGTCAGGCGCGGGTTGATGTCCTTGACCTTGGTGATGATGTCGTCAACGTCTACGGCCATTAGAGGTACACGATCACATCGACGCCGCCGTCGGTGACATCGACGCCGCTGTCGGTGACGACCTGGCTCTCAGCGGTCCAGGTGGTCGAGGTGTCAGTTTCCTTTGCCCACGACGTAGAGGGTTCCGTCTCCTTCGCCCATGTCGTCGTCGGCGCGGTCTCTTTCGTCCACTGCGCCACTAGCGCTCCTTGACCAGTACGCTCGGAAGTTGTCCATCGTGTAGGTGAAGGTTCCGATATGGCCTACTTCAAGGCCGCAATCCAGAACCACCGGGATTCCGACGTCCCGGCACTTGAACATGAAGTACGTGTCTTCTCCCATGAAGCTTGTCGGGTCGTCCGGGTTGACCGCCATGAAGTAGTAGGGCTTCTCCAGGAGATCGAACACCCGCATATCGATCAGGATGAATCCGGCGCCGGTAGAGTCGACCTCTAGCAACGGGATCTGCTGGTGCCTTGATGCCTCCATGTCGAACCAGAGGCCATCTTGGTCGTAGTCCCAGTCCGATCCTGCTCGCCGGCGAACGTTAGGGATATAGGGATCACGGTTCATGATGTAGGTGGCCGAGACGATCGGGAGCTTCCAGTTCAGCAGTCTTAGCGCCGCGTCTTCCTCGAACACCATGTCGTCATCGACGATCAAGAGGTGCGTGCACTCGTACTCTCTGGCGGAATCTACCGCGCGGTTGCGCGCTGCCAGAAACCCCGAGCTCGAGGTCTTGTCGTAGACGAAATCGATCCCTCGGCGGTTTAGAAGGCTGAGCATTCTTCCGATACACGTCTCGGTCAGATCTTCGGTCTTGTCGTACTTGACTAGAGACACAAAGACACGGGGCCCCTTGACCGCTGGAAACCCATCAAGAGGCCCCGGTCTCATCAGCTTTCGTCCACCAGATCGAGGACGATGGAGAGCGTCACGCTCGTTCCGCTGACGGTGCAGTTACAGCGAATGAACCTCGACGCTAGCGGGAACGTGACCGCTTCAACGGTCGCAGCGGTTTGCTGCGCGCACACCACGTCTTCCGTGATGTCGGGGGTGACGTTGAGCTTCCCCCAATTCGAGTTGTCGGGCGACACCTCGACAGCCACATCGATGGTTCCACCCCCGCTTACAGCGCTGACAATGCTGTAAACGGTCGCTTTGGTGAAGCCCATCACCCTCCTTCCACTCGTCTGGAAGGTGGCCGTCTTCGCAGCGCTCGCTTCTAGCGTGATTTGCCCGGCACGGGACATATTGATGCCTCCTGGTTCCTTTCAGGCCCAGGAGCGGGGCGGGTGTTGTCGGCCACCAGCCCCTATGCGATCGCGTCCAGCGCTTCTTCCTCGGTATCCGGCACGTTATCCATCAGCACATCGTCGGGCGTGACGATAGGTCCTGAGACCTCATAGAACCGGTCCTTGTGGACCGGGACGTATCCGCCCGACGCTTCGATGTTGTTCACGTTGGAGGGTGATTTGCGCATCGCCTTGATGATCTTCGGGTCGCGGCTCCTGAACTCTCCACGCGAGAATTCCGCGTAGTACACCTGAGTCGTATGGACCACCTGACCGTGAAGCTCCTTGACGACCGGGACATGGAGGTTTACGACGAGCAGCGTCATTGGCGACTCGAAGACCACCTCTTCTCCCTGCGCATCCTCTCCCAACATGACCTGCCGGGTTTTGCACTTTTTCGAGTTTCTGTGCCGGTTGAAAACCGAGGTCATGATGTGCTCGGAAGAGTCTTCCTTGCCGAGCCACACGCCGCACAGATCGCATTGTCTCCTGGGCATCGTTAACTATTCTCCTGTTTGGGGGCCTAGCTTCAGGCGTATCCCTACGGCACGTTCGCGGTCACTCCTGTGAGCAGGAAGTTCCACTTCTCCGACTTGAACTCCAGGCCGGCCTCGGTCAGGTACTCATCCTGCCAAGCATCAGCGTCGTTGGCCTGGATGTTGCGACGCAGCTTCGTGTCGCGACCCTTGAGGTAGCGATAGCGAGGCGATTGCGGATCGACACCGATGGCATAACCGCCGTATACCGCGGACTGAGCGCCAGCGGTGAGCGGATTGTCCTCGAGGAGTCGGTGCTCGATGATCATCACCGAGCCATGCGCATTGGCGTACTTCTTGACGTGGACACCGAAGGTGCTCTCCAGCGGTACGGTCTGGAGCACATCGCGGCCCCAGTTGTTGATCGCACCGTTGACCACCGCAGAAGCGAACAGCCACTTCATCGGCCGTCCCTTCTTGGAGTTGTAACGGAACCCGTCACGGAGCGCCTTATCGAAGGTGTCCATGTCCAGGAAACCGTTTACAGCCGTGGAGTTGGTCGAGATGAACTCGACTACTCCCCCGGTGGTACGGATCGGAGTGGATCCGCTGGTGTCCTCGTTCTTCTCACCGAACAGGAAGGCAGCCTCGATATCGAGAGCATGATCCACCCCTCGCTCGAAACGCTCCTGCTGGCGGTCATCTCCCCAGTACAACTCCGAAGCCTGCTCCGTGCCCGTGGCTCCGAAAGTTGATCTGAAGATTTGACTGTAGTTGAGCACCTTTGTCTTCTGGGTGCTTTTCATGGTCCCTGCTGACGCGCCTTCCGAGTAAGCAGAGCCGATCTTTCTCACGTCTTCGTCGTCGTTCAGGGCTGCTGCCGCTGTTGAGCCAACGCTACGGGAGACCGTGAGCGTGTTGCTCGAGACGGCAGTGATCCGTACTACCTCACCAGTTCGCGGGAACTTGAGGAGATCGTTGGTCCCGAAATAAGAGCCGTTATCTACTACGACGGACGTGGCGCCAGCGGTGTAGCCACCGCTCTTGTTGACCGCGTCCCAGTAGGGCATTGGCTCATCTTCAAACCAATCGAACTCGGGATTCCCAGCCTGTCGCTTGCGCCCTTCGATACGCTTGGTCCACAGCAGTAGCGGAGCAGCGTTCTCTTCGAGCTGCGCGACGTTGACATCGCGATCGGGCTTTCGCCCGGTCGACAGGATGGCTTGAGTAGCAGCGGTAGCCCTGGAGCCGGTAATGACAGTCGGCATCTAGGGTGCTCCTTTATTCTCAGCCCCCCATCAGCACGTGACGCTTTCCACGGCGAGAGTAGAGATCCGTGATCTCGTCCTCGTCGGTAGGCTCTCCTGCTCTAGCGTCTTTCGGCACTGGGCCAACAGCGCTAGAAGGAGATGCGGCGTCTTTCTCGGCCTCTACCTGAGCCTGTGCTGCTGCTTCCAGCTCTTCGGCTTCGGCCGCGATATCCCGCTGCGGGAGTCTGGTCTTGGTTTTGAGGTAGACCAACTCTATGGAGTTGCGGTCGCTAGGCTCCCCGTGTGCCTTGTACTCCTGGCGAAACTCGGGGGTAGCGGCAACTTCCCTCCAATCCGGTCGCAGCAGGGTGTCATCGTGGCCGGTCTCCAAGGCTAGAGCCTCGGCAGCCGCGTTGGCCTGTCGTTGCCGGACAACGTTTGTGTACTCGTCCTCGTATCTCGCGTTTGCTATACTGATCTTGCGGTCGACCATGTTTTCCGTCGACGAGGCAAGACGTTTAGCGGTCCTGATAGCTTGAGCCTCTTCCATTCCCTGATCGACCAGAATCAAGGCTTGCTCACGCACTAGCGGATCAAGCCCGGACTCTCTGCGATCCTGATCTTGATTGTCCTGTGGGGTGTTGCTCGAAGCCCACTGTTGCCATTGCTGGTTGTAGCCCTCGGCGGTATCCGCTCGAGATCGAGCTTCTCCGAGCTCACGGCCCTGGGAGCCCAGCTTGCTCTCTAGGCCCTGGTAGGCGCTCTCCATCTCCTCGATACTCTTGTACTTGCCGGCGTAGAGGTGATCTGGATCAGGGGCAGGAGGAACGTCCTCGACCACGAGCTCTGGTTGCTCTTGTGCAAGAGGCTGGCCGGACAATTCTGCCTCGACCTCGCGCTGAGAGACGGCCATCTGCGACTCGCCGGTAGGGTCAGCGTCCGCTGTCGTGATGTCGGGCTCATCCATGAACGGCAACCCCGCCTTGAGCATCTCGGTAGGGTCTAGACCTTTATCTTCTGGTTCGTTGGGCATCGAGCGTATCCTACCGATCAGGGACTCGTCCGTCCTGGTTGATGTTAGTCGTGGTTCTGGGACCTGTGATGACTATTACCGCCATGACTTACTTCTTCTTCGCCTTCTTCTTCGCTGGCTTCTTGGCCTTTGCTGCTGCTGCTGCTGCCTCCATCGCCTCTTGTCTGTCGTCCATCACGGCGAAGATCGCGTTGATGGTATCCGGGTCCGTCATGCAGACCCGGTTAGAGGCTCTGTCCCTTAGCATGTCCACTTGCTGGTCGGTCGCTCTCACGTGTCTGTAACTCCTTTTCTTGCTTGATCGCCTCGCGCCCAGAAGACGCCATGCTAGCGATCGATCCAGCCAGGTTTCTAGCGGCGTGGATGTTGGCCTTGTGCGCCTCGGCGCTGATCTCGTCTCTCATGAACATGGTCGTAGAGACGGCCTCCTGTTGTACTAGAAGATCGACCAGCAGTGCGTATGAGGAGCTCTCCATCAGGGCGATATAGGGGCCAGCGTTCTTGATCGCCTTCGCCAGGTCTATCCTGTACCGATCTTCCGCCTTGCTCATGGGGCACCGCCCCCCTGGAGCACGGAGAGCAACGGGTCTCCGCTAGCCTCACGCTCCGCTCCCAGGGCGCCCTTGGCGAGCTGTTTGGGATCAGCGAGTTGCGCCGCGGCCTGCTGGTGCGAGATCAGGAACTTGTCGGAATCGACGACCCCGTGAGCTTCTAGCAACTCCATAACCAGCTTGTCGGCAACCACGACCCCCTGCTGCACCATCGGCATGAGTTGCTGGTAGATCGCGATGGCGTCCTGACGCTTCTGCGCCCGCGTCATCGGTAGGGTCTGATCGAGAACCGGTACGACATCCCATTCCCCTGCGATGTCTTCGGGGAGGATCACGATCTCGGTGGCAGAGGGATCTCGAGCGATCCTGATCGACTTCTTCTTGGTGGTGAACTGTTGCTCGAGCTGGATGAACCAGCGGCCGATCTGTTGCATGCCCTGGAGCTTCATGCAGAAGAGCTTCGATCTCACTCGAGCCGCAGCGAACTCGCCTTTGATGTTGGCGCCAGTGGCCGTCTCTCGGGAGACGTTGAATCCCAGCCCCCGCAGGACATCCAGAGCGCCGGTCATGCGCTGGATGTCCTGGTCGAGGGTTTCTTCCTCTCGATACGTCGAGAACGGAACCTCGCCCTGGCGTAGCTCCTGGATGTCCTCCATGTGGTCAACGCCGATCAGCCCACCGGGCCTGGAGACCATCTCCGAGAAGTCCACTCCGGTCCCTCTGAGGTACTTCCACATCCGATTGACGACCTGGTTGACGTTGTCCATCCGGGCGTTACGAAGATCGGACTTCTCGATCTGGAAGTTCTGCGCGATCTCCGCCTCTCCAATGCCGCAAAGCGTCCCGGGGATGAAGATGTCGTTGACCACCCCGAACGGGATCATGCCGTGGAAGAAGGGCGAGCCCTCGTTTCTGATGATGTTTTGCCGGTTGGCTAGCCAGATGACCCCGTCTTCCTTCTCGTTGGGACCACGATCGCCGTGCATGGCTATGATCTCGACCTGCTCCATCGTCGGGTCGTAGGAGTTGGTATTGATCCCCATGATCGAGAGACGCTCTTCCATCTCCGATGCTTCATCGGATCCAGGGGCGGATATCTCCGGGAACGAGGTGTCCCTGATGCGCTTGATGGCGCCGTCGTTCAGGAGATGCTTCCTGGCCTCCAGCCACTTGAGGGGCACCACGAAGCGATTGCCGCACCAGGACATACCCTCGCTAGGGACGTGGGAGTTGACGTTGTCGTAGCCGGGCTGCGGGAAGAAGTTGAATACGTCGATCGGCGTCGTGACCGGGCCGTCAAAGAGCACTTGCCGGCGCTTTTCCTTGGGCATCGGGATGCGGAACGACTTATCCGAGAATGGCAACTTGATGTTCTTGAAGTCCCGTATCGACATGAGCTTCTCGTTCTTCAGCCACCCGACCTCGAAGGGGCAGAAGCCGTAGATCAGTGCCGATTTCGCAATGATCGCCATCTTCCAGATGAACCGAGCGCGATCGAGATCGTACGCAAGCAGAGCGTCCCAGATGTTGGTCTTCTCGGGATCCGCTCCGGACCTGGGTAGCGCCCTGATCGTCATGTCCTCGGAGATCAGGTGAGGCATGAAGGTCTCGATCGTGTCGAACACTACCGGCAGGACCATGTTGGAGGTCCAGGGGTAGACCGGGTCCTTCCGGTAAGCACGGTAGGACTTGAAGTAATCGAGTAGATCGGAGCGTTTTTCCGAGAAAGCGTCGACCGAGTGCGCGACCCGCTGGATGACGAGGTTCAGGACGGCGTCATGGTCCGTACGATCGCGGTCCCGCTGAGCGCCTATCGTAGGCATGGCTTCAGAAGCACCGTGTTACCGCACGTCTCACAGCGAATGACGTAATCGTCAGACACGTTGTCAGGATCTGGCACATTGAAGTGTTTCACTTTATTGCAGCCATCATCGCCAACCGAGCACGTATAGCAATAAGCGATTCCTGCTATCTTCTCGATCTTAGCCTCGTCGCTCATGAGATCGCAATGTTAGTAGGATATCTACAACCCGTAGGACCATAAGTCCATACCTGTCTGACCTTCTTGGCCTTCCTGGTGGATAGATTACTGATCCTGCGGGTGTTGATGAAGTAGTAGCGAACCGCGTCAATCCAGTGTTTCGTCCAATCTTCGATGACGCCATCAAGAATCTGGCCGGTGCGCTTATCTTTCTTGTGCCGGTGGCTCTGAAACGCATCGATCAGCACGGGGTCGGTATCCGTTACCTTGAGCACCCCTAGCGTTAGCTGTCTTTCAATGATCGATAGACCGTCCTTGATCTTCGAGTACTGTGACCGCACCCGAATTCCTGCTTGTCTGTAAACAGCGTGGTAGGAGGTCAGACGGGTGTCATCGGTCTTTCTCGACTGGGTCGAGATCACATCGTCAGCGCCCCTGGGATCTCCGTAGGCGCCACCGAGCGCTTGGATCACGACGATCTCTTCTCCGTCCAGACCGGGCCGGACGACATAGGGAAGCTCATAGGGAGGCTCGATGAGCTTGCGGCAGAGTTTCTGTCGGTTCTGCCATACGGTGAGCTTCCTACCGTCCCTGGGCACGCCCCCTTGGTAGGTATCGATGATGTAGTCAATGCCGCCATATCGTTGCCAAAAGAGCCAGGTTTCCTCGTTCAGACCGTGGTCGGCAGACAGGTAGATCGGGTGATCGGCGCTGTACTTGATGCCTGGAGCCACGTTGAGGTCGTAGTCGAAGGTAAAGCACTTGGCAGACACAGATCCCGTGTAGTTGATATCGAGCTCGCGTGCGATCCCTTCGGCATCCAGGGACTCGCACTGGCGCTTGTACCAGGCGCACTCGGGGTCTACTTTCTTGCCCCTGAGCGGGTGTTTCGTCCAGTGCAGGGTAATCTTCTTGAAGCCCCCGGTTCCCGAAGTGGTAGCGAGCCGGCCGAAGGCGTTGAATCTTCCTGTGATTCCAGGGGTAGAGCCCAGGATCAGGCCCTTCTGGCACGCTAGCTTCATCGATTCCAGGTTGGATTCCGAGAAGTCGAAATGGGCGAACTCGTCAGCGAAGATACGCCGGTACTTGCCCTGCCGGCCGGTATGCTGCATCGCTTTCATTCCGACGATGAACGATCCGCTCTTCTGGTTGGTGATCGATCCAGTCTTGAACCTCAGCAACACCCGCTCGCGCATCCAATCGGGCAGGTTCGTGTACATGAACCTGATGCGTCCCAGAAGCGAGTTGGCGGTGGAGTTCTCGCCTCCGTCATCGACATCCCCGCCCCGCCTGCTGGTCATCAGCATCGGTGCCGCGGTGTTGAACATGATGTCCCAGAAGAAGACCGCGCAGACGGTCCAGGTGAGCATCATGTCCCTGGTTTTCTCTACCAGGACGTTCTGCGGCTTGACCAGCTCCCTGATCAGATTTCTCAGGTACGGGTAGTCGGGAAACAGGTCCACCGTGGGATCGGCGTAGTCGACATCTTCCATGTGCAGGTTGATCGTTCGCACATAGTTGGTGATGAAGTACCACGGATCCTTCTGGCACTTTTCCCACAAGCGATCCTGGGACTCTCCCCCCAAGACCTGGTCTTGCAGGCTCTTGATGCTAGCGGGATCGAGGCTTCCCAGGACTTGTAGAAGTTGTGTGTCTGGGACTGGCATCGAATCAGGGCTCGTTGCCGGCCCACTCATCGAGCCGGTAGGTAGCTTGCTCGAGGGCCTCGTCGAGACCCTCGCCAGATTCGACCGCTAGGGCGAGATTCTCCAGCAACCTGAGCGCGTCGGAGAACCGGGGGTCGGTCTGTTGCACTGCTTCATGGGCCGCTGCGAGCTGGATATCCCGGAAAACCAACACCTCTTGCAAGGTATTGGCGTACGCATGCCACGGGCCGCTCGCTCCGGTGAGATATCCCACCCCGAAAGCTACGAGGATCACCAGGGCGACCAGGAGACCGTCCTTCGTCTCCTGATGAAGATTCACTAGGACAGATCGTCGCTCATGTCGGTGAACGAGATCAGCATCCAGTCGGTCCCATCGTAGATCCAGGCGGTGATATCGCCATCAGCGGTCACCAGGTCGGTGGTACCGCCCTTCAGGCCAGAACTGGTCACGTCGTAGGTAATCGCCCCGACCGAATCGACGATGATGATCTGGCCCTGCTCGATCCCGGAGCCGTCGAAATCGGTGATCGTGTCGGCGGTATTCCCTGTATCGAAGTATGAGCCGCCCGAGACGTCGGGCGTGGCATCAGACTCAGCAAATACCTGCCTGTGCGTGCCGGCAAGCTGCACCGCCCCGCGCAATCGTGTGATTTGTCCAGTCTGTCCGAGAACGACATCGCCCGAGCTCGGAGAAAAGATCGTATCGGTCCCATCGGACGAAACGGTAGCCACGTTGGCAGAGAAGTTACCGAAGCCGAGGGTGTTCGGTCCCATCCGCAGCTCTTCGATAGTTCCGTCGATGAGCTGTGCGACCAGGATGCCCCGGGCGTACATGTCCAGGCGGTTATCCTGAACTTGTACTTGCCCTAGTGCTGCTGTGGCTGCTAGTGCTATCAACAGCGCGGCAGCAATAATGCAGGTTGGCTTACGCATCTAGATTGTCCCCCCCATGGGAAGTTGGAGATGGCGACCACGTTATCCGTTCCGCGCTACTGGTGTCTAGTGTGATCAAAGGGTTCAGTGGGTCCAGATAAATCACTCGCTGAAGGCAAGCTCTAGACGCGTATAGGTGCCCAGGATCGCCGCTACGCGCGTACAAGCCCCTCCAAGCCCTGCCGAGACTGATCCACCTGGAAACGTTCGTGGGATCGATCTGGAGCGATTCTGAGAGCATCTGGATACCTGGTGCGTAGATCCCCTC